ATAGGGAGGATGCACTCAAGTTTGAACATCGTGTCTACAATGACACGTACAAGCAAAGAGCTCTAAAGAGGTTGCTTTCTTTGCAACTCGAATAACATGGCACTGTACACAACAAGGACGGCTCAATTGTCATTGGTAAGAAGATGATTCGTATCATATATGTCACAGGAATGTCACATTACGTGAAACCTGAAACGGATACAAAACCCTACTTACTTGATGATGATGTTATCTACGTTGGCCAACCGGAGATCGTATTTTACCCAAAGCGTGCCTCGGGCGACCTGAACACATCGCAAGGCAATATTATAGTTATATGCGCGATAATATACTCGTTTATCAATTTCTATGGATTAGATATCGAGTTAGTTGATAATGGAGATGACTTCTTCATAATAAGTGAGCGGTCTTGCGCAAATTTTATATCAACCAACTTGCCACCATGGTTTCGGAATTTTGGTTTCATAGTTAATATGGAACAACAAGTAGATACTTTTGAGAGTATTGAATTTTGCCAGACCAACCCAGTGTTGGTTAATGGCCAGTGGCGCATGTGCCGACACCCTAAGACAGTGTTAATGAAAGACATCATGTGCACTGTACCGCTTAATGGTAAGAATGTTTTACGCAAGTGGTTGGATGCAGTCGGACAGTGCGGCCTCGCTATTGCTTCAGGGGTACCAATCCTACAAAGCTTTTATGCTATGTATGTTAGGAATGGTATTCCTTGTGGTGACAAGTTCAAGACTTTCATATTCCAGAACACAGGAACATTTGATCGTATGCAGGGTTTGACAGCCCTTAAAGTCAACATCACTGAGTCAACGAGATACAGTTTTTACAAAGCGTTTGGTGTGTTACCGGACACCCAACGAGACCTCGAAGAATACTTTGACTCAGTGTTCATAAGTGACACAGTTACCGAAGGACGTGAGGGACTACTTATCCGGGATAGTGGTCTCTCACACAATTCTATATTTTATGAGATACCATGGTAACTATTGCGGCCCTTGGTGGTCGGCTGGCAAGATCCAGGCGAGTGTTAATGACCCTACTGTTGAACCTATTGATGAATTTGATAATTCTTGTCGTATACATGATGCTGCTTATGCAGATGGAGCTGATTTGTACGATGCTGACTCAGAATTCGTCACGGACAACATGCTTAAGGGGCCTAAACGCACCCTAGCTGCTCTTGCGGTCGGCGCCCAACTGGCCATACGACAAACCCGGAATGTGTTCTACACGAAAAAGCAGAACATGACAAAACAACGATTACGAACGAACAACAAAACGAACCCCTCTTCAGGGAAGAAAACAAACAAGTCTCCCAACCTACGTGGAGCTAACTCAGGAAACGACTCTATGGTTGCCGCCCCGGTTTCCATAGCAACACGCCGAACTGGAATGTCAGCATCGGTAACGAATTTGAATGATGGCATTGTTCGCATTAGGCACCGAGCCTTTGTGAAACCCATCACTTCATTTTTGTCGTACACTGCCGAGAAATTGTCTTGCAACCCTGGTCTATCAGGATCCTTCCCATGGTTGGGTCAGTTGGCCAGAAAGTACGACATGTATAGATTTACTTCATTGAAGTATTCCTATCGTAGTGTCACGGCCACCAGCACACCTGGTGTCGTTATGTTGAGCTTTGATTACGATGCTGCAGACGATGCACCGACCACCAAATCAAAACAAGCTCAGACCATTCCTAACGCTGAGAGCAACTCTTGGAACAATGTAGACCTTGTTGTCAAAACTGACAACACCTGGCGTTTTGTGCGACCAGGAATACTTGCTAATAATTTGGATGTTAAGACATATGATCTTGGCAGCCTATTTTACAGCTCCGTCTACGGTACTGGTGTAGTAACTGGTGAACTGTACGTCGAGTACACTATTGAATTAAAACGCCCTAGTGACGGCGTTATTGATTCTGGGTCTCAACGTTACAATACAACCGCTTTTAGTACTCCCTTTGCTTCCGCTCTCTCTCCGTCCGGCTATTTGCCTTATACTGTGACCACGAACAATCAGTTGACGTTTTTAACATCAGGTGAGTACGTTTTCACGATTTCAGCAACTGGTACTGGTCTTACCACAGCACCTTCAACACCCACCATTTCCACTTCAGGTTCTGGTCAGGTAGCGAATGTGTTTTCCATAGTTAACGCCACAGCTACTGTAACTACTTGCAGAGTCAGAGCCGAGAACGGTGACATTCTAAGCATCTCTAGTGCGGGTGCTGGAGCATCGCTTATTTCGATGTTCATTAGGGTGTCAGTGGCAGATTACGATACATTTTTGTAATCAGCTGACCTTGCTTAACCACTTGTTTGGTAATTCGCTAAAGATGGTGGATGAATGCCTGTGATGGTAACACGAAAACCCCCGTAAAAATTATTAGAGTTGAGATCTGCGTATGTACATAATAGTGCTCAACCGAAAGTTACCACCACCACCCCAAACCGTTTACCTCTGATCAAGGGTTTCAGACAAATGTATGGATTTGTTAGAAATGCACAGTGAGTGTTGCCATACCAACAGACTACGGGCCTCTAAAGCGTCCCGCATGTGTTCAGCATGTTAACTGTTCAAAACCAATCGGCTGTCACAAATAGTAGGATCCA